CAAACCTGATATTGAGCATATAATTTATCAATAAATCTTGCTTCTATTTTTTCAGCAGCTCTTGTTTGACTAAGAGTTGGTTTTTCACTTGTTGAAATTAATGAATTAACTCCACTTTGAATATAATAATTCTTAAGAGCATCACCAAGAACGGAATCTTGTGTATCAACATGTTCAAATTCATGGAGTTTAAAATTCTTAAATGGTGCTGCAATTGCTGAAACTGTTTGAGGTAACTTTTGTTGCAAAAGCTCCGTAAATAATGCTACCATATCAGGAGTAATGCTAGTGTCATCACTATATATACCTGATTTGTTTTTATCACTTATTTCAATTTCAGAAGTCAATAATGCTTGTAAAGGTAAACTTAATAATTCTTGCTCTAATGCTTTATATTTATCAAGTTCCATAGCAGAACCAAAACTTGACATTAGGGCAGGAGTAGTATTAAATGTAGTCTCATCTATGCTAAAAACAAAAGTTTTATCAATATCTAAGAATTGCCAAAAATATAAAGCAGAATTTTCTTGAAATGCAATAACATCTTTTATTTCAGCTTTTTTGAATTTATCTAAATCAAGAAGATGAGTTGCTTTATCATAATATCCATAAAACTTATTTAAATAATTTTGAAATTCAGGGGGGAAGAAGAGAACACTATTCGCAGGATTCAAGAAATATGTCATATTAAAAGCAATCTGGAAACCTCTGTTTGTTATTCCAGTAATTTTAACATAATCTGCTGGTAATTGCTGTAAACAAATATTATCTTCGCCTCTATCGGTTCTTAAATACCAAAATGATTTACCGTCTAAAACAGTCAGCAAAGTTGTTTTTCTAAATGTTCTCTCTGGATTGAAATTTCTTAAAAAATTAGAAATTCTATTATATTCCTTAATTAATTTTGATTTACTTTTTATATCTGAAATATTAACATAAGTTCTATATGTCAATATATCAGCATATAAATTAACTTGTTTATAAATTGGTACAAGAGTATTATACACATAACGAGACAAAGCTCTTAAATCCATTTCATAATCTTGTGGATTAGCAACCATCTCTTCTATCTTAGCTTTATCATATTTTGATGGATAGGTATTTAAATTTTTCAACCTATTATTCATCATAATAGCATTACCAAGATATGCTTCACTTGCACCATTTAAATTAAAAGGATATGTTCTCAAATATCTTTGCTGAAAAGTTTCATTTGGTCTATAAGCATTTATTTGAGAAAATAATGAAGCCCATTGTTTTTGAGATTCAGATAAAGATGTCTTGTTATTTTCATTTTTTGTTATTTCTTTTTCTTCGGAAGATTTCTTCAATTTTACCCTCCTTTCTATTAAAATATTTTATAAGTCAAAAGATTGTTATTTAAATCCATTGAATTTACTGCCAAATATATTAGCATTTTTTGAGCCATTTTGAGAACCAACTATATAACTTGCATAATTGAAATTATTTGAACTTTTATTCAATTTAGCTCGATTTATTTCTGCCAATCTCAAAGCAATTAAAGCGCAAACATATGCTCGGTCATCAAAGTTTCTACCTTTGAGTTCGGGATTGATGTCATATGTATACCCATTTGTTGTATCTTTACGATATATATTGACTAACTCGCTTTTCATGAGTTCTATATTAATAAGTGCTAAAGCTTCTTCCGTTGTGACAACTCTCTCAACTGTTTTATCTTTGCCTTTTGATGTTTTTTCAACAACAGTAATAGTAGAATCACCTTTTTTAAATTCTTCGGTAAAAGTTATTCTACCTTGAGCAAGTAGCTCTCTTAAATTATCAAAGGCAATTCTTTTATATTTTGTAGGCTCAATGAGCTTTAATTTATGTATTGCTTGAGGAAAACGGGAAACATAATCAGCCCCAACAACAGGGTCAATCAATCCTTTATGCTCCAATCCGTCTTCTCCTAACCAGTTTTCCATAAAGAGGTCACCAATTATGGTTCCTCCTCCGCCCGGCCCCGAATCAACGCACAAACTATCTATATTTTCATAATCAGGTATGTTCCAACCATTATAATCTAATAACATTTTTTTTATAGCTTGTACTTGGTCTGGCGTGGTTTCTGGCTTTTTCTTTTTTACTCTAGTATCAATAAGAGATATGCAATTACATATTTCTGCTTTGTAACCACCGTTAGGATGTTCTTTTATTTCTGCAATGGCAACAATACTATTGTCATATGTTCTTGCGGGGTCATAAGCAAGAATAAAACGTTTATCTCCATCTTTATTGAAAAGAACAGGAGCGCGTTGTTCTGAATTTTTTATCAATAAAGACCTTCTAAATACTTGATTAATCCCCCCATCAGAATCAAATTTATTATAATACTCCCTATTCGCTTTTGCTGGTTCTTTTTGCAAATCTCTTTTGACATCCTCTCTTTTAATTAGTGAAACAGGATATATTTTACCATTCATCGTGGCATCGAACAACATGTCTGCGTCAATATTAGCAACAAAGTATCTACTATCTCCACCCATCATTCTCAAAAAATAATCACGATATTGAGAATAAAAGTAGCTATCTACATCACCAGCAGAGCTAGCGAAAATTCTTTGATTACCCGGTGGGTCTGGTCTTTCTTCAAGGTTTACACCAGTAACAAATGTTGAATCCTGTAACAAAAATGGTTCTGTTGCTTTAAAAAGCTCTTCGGTGATAAACGCCGATTCGTCGTAAATGTTCAGCGTAGAACGATGACCACGAGCATTATCTGGAATACCATTTAATGTATGTATAGAGCTTCCATTCGGAAACGTCCATTCAAAAGACTGCTCATCATGAAGAATTTTTTCACTTTCATCAAGAATAAAATCACTTAAATTAGGAAATGAGGGAAGATTCTTCTTTGCCATCTTTTCCATTTTACTGTATAACTCTTTTGATTGTGAACCAGTTCTTGATATAAGCCATGCTTCTGTATCTGGAAACAACACACATCTTGCTAAAGTGTAAAAAGACAAACAAGTTGTTTTTGAGCCATTACGACACATTAACCACAATGAATTATCCGCAACCCATGTTTTTGAAATTAAAAACTTCTGGTAGTCTAATAATTCAACATTAAAAAATGTTTCAATAAAACGTATCGGATATTTTCTACCCCATTTTAAAAGTTTAATATATTGCTCATAATGGTCTTGTTTTCTTTGTGATAATCCGTAGAATGATTTAGATTCAATAATATTATTCTTCATTTTTCTCACTCAAACCCTTTAAGCGTTCTTCGAGTTTATTTATTCGTTTTGTTTTGGCACGATTTTTTTCTTTCGTTTTTAATAATTCGCTCTCCAGTTCAGCAATTCTGTCTCTTTGATTTGCAAGAACGTTGACATAATCATTTTCTTCAATATTAAGTTGCGAAATCATATTACCAAAACTTTGTTTTTCAACTTCAGCCATTGCTTTTGATGTTTTTATATCAAAAACATTTGACTTTACATCATCTAAATCATCATATTCCATTAATTTTCTTATAATGTATGTAAATTTTTTACTCTTATCACCTTTATCTTTAGCAGTTTTTAAACTAATTTGATTATCCGCAGCAATTTTGTTAATAGTATTTTGGATATTCGTCTTAGTGTCATTTAAAGTTTTAATTTGTTTTGCATTAGCAAATAGATTTTCTGAATCAGATGTTTGAATAAGCATTTCTTCATTAATCTTATCTAATAAATAGAAATTCTTTATAATTTCTATATAGATGTTTAATAAAAATCTCGGCGGATCAACATCTTCATCTAAGAAATCTAATAAAGAAGCATATAATTCAGAAGCATCTTCAGGAGGATAATTTCCAAAAGGGTCTGCTCCAACAATCCTTATAACATCTTCTTTGTTTCTTTTTGCTGTTTCATCAGTTTTTTTTATTTGTTGCAAATATTCTTGTTGTTTATCAATATTATCTTTATATTGACTATATTCATCATTAGAAATAATGCTATCTTTTATAAAAAATGTATCACCATCTGCATATGAATCACCAATATCATAAATAGATTTATATACAGAAATTTTTTCAAAATACGTTTTTATTAATGATTTATCAGTTTCTTCATCTTCAAGTTCTTTACATGAATTATATATTCGTTCATCAAAAGGAATATTTAATATTTGACAAACATTTGTGATAGCTATTTTATCATTTTTAAATGATTGTAGCGATTCGTTATATATTTCATCAATACATTTTTTACAATAAATAGTTTTTTTTGAAATTATATTTGTTTTATTATACGATGGGTAGAAATTATTTTTAGATGTTTCACCGCATCGAGGGCAAGCAAAAACAATTATTTTTTCATCAATTTCTTTTATATTACCCTTTTCTTGTATTTTTTGAGAAAGAGCGTCTATTTCAGATTGAATCATTTCAGCATTGTCACTACTTTTTTCTTTTTTTGTAATGACCATACCTTTTGGCCTAGCCATCTAACACTCCTTTCTTTTAAATAAAAAAGGAGTTGATTAATGTTCATCTCCTTTTTTTCTTTCTTTTTATTCATTATTGTTTATAAGTTTTTTTAATTTTTTAGTTGGCTTAAAGAATATTTTCTTTACATTACCAACAAAACCGAGAGCTGGATTGTTTATATATCTTTCTTTTGTATAAAACTTTCCAAAATCAGCGATAGGAATCTCATATCCTTCTTGTAAAGCTAAAGATATGCCATAGAAAATGGAATCAAAATAGTAACCAATTTTATCCTCACTATCATATGTCTTATCTGCTATATATTGAATAATTTTCTTTTTATTCAACTTCATGGATTGAGATTTTTCTTTTTTTATTTTTTCCTTTTTTTCTATTAATCCCATAATTTTATTTCTTTTCAGATGTTTTTATTTGTTTTTTAAAATTTCTCGAAAAATAAAAGCGTGGAACTTTTCTTCTTTGAAAATGAATTATATCATTATTTCTTGGGTCTTTTATATCAACTTCATCAAGATAGTCTGTATAAAAAACCCCTAATCCTTGTATAACAACATAATCACCATCAAGAATCATTTCTTTTATTACATTAAAAGTCTCGTCAATTATCATTTTAATTTCTGGCGTGTTTATACCATTAAATCTTTTAGATGTTTTTTTTGCAACATCTATTGTTGTTTGTTTGACGAGCACTTGTGTTTCTTCATTTTTTGTACTCATAATAAGTCAATATCATAATAACAGCAAACACCATTTTTGTCAAGTATTGTTATCAATTGTTCAGGATGAGCAACAATTCTTTTTTGAATTGTAAAGTTATCAGTTCCAATAAATGAACCGCTCATAATAAACTTGATTTCATTTTTCGTAACAACTTCGTTATGATGATAATGTCCAGAAAATATCGCAGTGATAGGTCTATTTGCAAGTTTCTGTAAAATTAACCCATTATTATTATCATCATAATCGCCATGTATCAATATGTATGATTTTTCATATACTTCAAAAATTTTAATTGTTGCATCAGCATTAATATAATTATCAAATTCAATATTGCTAAATCTCGATAAATTTGCTTTCAAATACCATTCAACAATGTCATCAAGACGTTCTTCTTTGATAGAATCTTTATATTTTTCAATGCGTGAATGATTACCAGATACAGATAAAAATGAAACTGTTTTAAATATAGTAGATAATTCTGCTAAAAAATTTGATATATATTCTGATACAGTAACAATTTGTTCAATAACATTTAAATTATTACTTCTTTTAATTTCAGCATGAATGTTTCCACTAATTAAATCTCCACCACCAAGAACAATAGCTTTTTCACAATGGTGTTGGTTCTGAATCTGTATGATTTCAGACAAATATTTTTCAATTCTTTCTTTTAAAATTGTTTCATCATATTTTCCAAAAATAGATTCAATTTTATATCCACAATGTAAATCATTCAATGGAATAATCATTGTTTCTTCTTTTGTTGTGTTTGGAACATGCTTTAATTTAAAGTCATTTTTATTTAAAGAATTGATTGAATCAACAATGATATTGTTAATTTCTTCTTCTCTTGCTCTTTTTCGCAATAAAGCATTATATTCATTTCTGGCATCGAAAAATTTATATTTTTCTTTTTTTAATTCTTCTTGTCTTTGTTTTAATTCTTCAAGAATATCTTCATTTGTTTCTTCACGAATTTTTGATTGAAAAATCTCGTAAAATCTTTTTATTTCCCCGTACCTTTTCCTATAGGTTTCTGGGTCTACATTTTTTTCAAGAATTTGATTCAATATTTCGGAACAAGATTCCCAATCATATCCATATGTTTCTTTATCTTTTCCTATCTCAAAAATCAATTCTTCTTTCGTTATTCCTGTGTTATATAAGTTATAATATTTATTTTTATCAATCATTGAATAT